TGCTTTGTTATTTTATCTAATTCCGATTTGTTCCAAGAAGGATTATCTTGATGTATATACTGATTAAAATGATTAATTTCGTGATTAGTTATTTCCTAACTAGGAGTAACCGCATTATCTATTTTTATTCTAAAATCTTTCTATGTTGGTTTTATACCATATTGTTTGTATCTTCTTGCAGCTTCTTCCTACAGATCTATCATAGCTTTAGCATCCTATAACTACATTATTTCAGCTTCTGGTAAACTAAAATAATCATTTTCGTACTAGTTTATGATTTTATCATATGTACTTTGTAAATCTACATTATAATCAGATTTAATTTTAGCAGCTCTAGCTCTAACCTCTGGATCATACAATCTTTCAATACTTCTATTGCGTAAATCATTCCAGTCAGATTGTTTCTATAACTTACTTATATCTGGAGTAATTCCCGTTATTCTGTTTAGTTGCTGATTTAATGATTTCTTATAATTACTAACCGTTGGAATGAATGGTACAACTGTCAATGCTGCTAATCCAGCCCCTAACCAATCTTTATTCTTTAAAGCCTGTGTTGCATCGTATATACTTAAAGCGTCACCAATAACTGGAGCATCGTATAAATCAAATACACTTCTTACATAGCCTGCACCTGGGTTATATCCATATGTAGGATTATATGGATCTCCTTTAGGGTCAAAGTTAGTAATAGGTCTTTCACTAGTAGTCTGTGGTGGGATTTCATCTATAGTACCACCATCTGCATACTTCTTCCAATCCCAGTATTTAAGCTAGGGATTATTCTCCCTAGCCTACTTATACTGTTGCATTCTCTATCTAAATGCTTCACGTTCCATAATTATTTACTTTTCTTTCCACTTTTAGATAACTTCTTGCCACCTTTCTTTCCACCACATGCCATAATTATAAAGTTTTAATATAATTAAACCAATTTTTCCTATTCTCTTTGTAAGTCTTTTTACGATTTTTTATTTTATACTTATTTGTATTAATTTCGTAATCAGATTTATCTTCGTTTGCATATGCTTCCATTTCATAAGGGATCGTATAGTATGCAGAAGATGCTGGATAAGTAATAGGATTACCTTTAATCCACTCCCATACATAATCAGCATAATACTTTAACCAACTACC